AGTATTATCATTACCATCTGAATCTTGTGATATTTCTTCATCTATATATTCTTGCCATGTTTGTTCACTACTAGATCCAGGATTATGAATATCATCTTTATGTAGTGTAAATGTTTCTAATAAAAATCCTTGTGGATTATTTTCCCTAAATGGATTTCCCAAATTAAATAATGTTCCACCATTTACTCTATCCATAAATCTAACCCACATAGCAATAGTAAATCCACTTTTCTGCCAATCTGGATTAGATGGATCTGTACCTATTAACCCAACATCACCCCCCTCTTCATTTCGTATGATTATAGATTGATTGAGTCTTCGTATTTTTAAATATCCATCCGATTTATTTTCGTATTCAGGTCGTTCATCATCCAATTCACCGGAAATTGATGCATCTAAATCCTTTAAATATTCATCCAAATCATCCCGTAACCATTGTAATGTCTTATTAATATTATCACTATCTACATTTTCATTTAATCTTGTTATATATCCGTCAGATTTATCATTACTTATACTTCCAGAATCATAACTATCTTCAGTATCCGGTGGAATTATAAAACCGGAACTATCAAATGGCGGTAGTGATGGTGGTTTTAATCTAGAATAATCTGCAAAAAATTTATTTATTTCATCTTGCCTTGTTCTAATATTTGGTAATAATTCATATATATCTGTCTGTAAAATTTCCACAGCTTTCCCAACATCTATAGCTGCTGAACCAGATGTTATTGGTATAAATTGGCTTAATTCACCCAACACTTCATCTGTTATCATTAAAATGATATCTCTACAATGTGTAACAGAATACAAATTAAATATTATAGAAGGTAGTGTAATTGGAGTATCCCCGCCTCCGGGTGAATATATAATTAAACTACTCCAATCATCAGGTAAAAAATAATTATCTAAATTATCCGGATAATGTCCAGTTACAACATCTAAATTTTCTCTACCAGTATAAAAACAATCTGTAGCTTGGTTTATTTTACCAGATAATGAATATTTATTTAAATGTGATTTATCTTGATAATCCTGTTGATATAACACTATAGTATCATCGAAAGATCCACTAAAGGTTGTATTTTCAATATAACCTGAAGATTCTACAACTTTAGCATAATTAGTTTCCAAATCATAATTATCAATTATAAGTTCAAGAATAAAATCCATCATACTTTCTTGAACTTCATTTCTATAAGCCATAACTATCCCCTATCTTACTATTTTAAATTCAAAATCATCATCAAATATTTGTTCAATATTGTTCCCATATTTAATTTTTATTAATATTTTATATGTTCTATCTGGATAAAATGTATTTAACCATTGATCGAAATATGGTGATGTTGAATCACAACTCATTGATGTATAGGGTCCAAATGGTATAAGTGTTTCACCAGTAGCCACATCTAATATAGAATAACTCCCACTTCCTTCTGGAATGTATGAACCACTTCTATTTTGATATGATTCTGTAAATGTTTTTTGGATATATTGTTTTCTAACACCAAATCTAAAGCGGGCTTTTTCAGTTTCTTTGTATTTATTTCTCAACCCGATTGGATATACATAATTATTAACAGCACCACTATGAGTTATGGCGGTTAGACTTCCCGTATTAGAACCACTACAGGGTGAATGATCATCCCACCGAACTTCAAGTCGAGGAGCATAAATTGTATTCGTATTTGAAGAAAAGAATTTCAATTGACCAAATGTAGTTGAATCAGTTTCTTGACTTCCACTATATCTTAAAAGAAATCCATAATTTGATTGTGTGGTTGAAAATAAATTAGTAACAAGATTCGTTACATCCATTTTAACATCAGGTGATTCGTATGAAAATGATTGAGATGCATTCCAACTACCAGTTACAATACTACCACCCAACTCTGCAGTACCAACATTGTTTGGTTGACTCCAGGTTACAGCATTTGAATTCGGATAGTTATTTCTATTTTCCCAACTAGCACCATTAGTTACTTTCGGACTATCACCATATTTACCTACACCTTCATCCCAAGATTCAGATAATTGGTACGCCGTTAGTTTATAATCAGTAGAAAGTTCTTTATTCCCTTCAGCTTCATATAATCTTAAATAATATTTTACAGATTTACCTTGATCTTCTTTTATAATCCCAGATTGTACTGATTTACTAATTTCAGTCATTGGAAATCGAATTAATATTCTGGTTGGATAATCAAATGATAAATTATAAAAATTCTTCTTTAATTCAATAATAGAATCTTGACCATAATTTTGATCAAGAAATGATTCCCCTGACACTTTATTTGAGCCACTTGAAATCCATGTATCTTTGTCCGCGTAAATGAAATAATGCATTATTTTACTATCCCTTTAATATTATAATCTGGAAATTTTAATTCAAAAACCGATGGATCGAAACTCGGTAAAATAGTACCGACGCCGGTAGGAGATGTTGATTCATAAAATTGTTTGAAATTATATTCCCAACCATAATAATCATCACCGTCTGCTGGTGTTGTTTGGTTGTTCCAGCTCCAAATAACACCTGTATTTTGTATAGATCCTAAATTACCTAACACCAAATCATTGAAATTTTGTGTTATTTCTACAAAATCGATTGATCGTACACCATCAACACCCATAAGTTCATATTCCAAATCACTTGTATAAATTGCTTGGTGGAATTGCATCTTTTCGATTTTAAAATAATCTTTTATCAATTCTATACACCGCAATTTAACATCTTGTTTATTTACAGATTTATGTGCAACTACACTAAATGCTACACCAAAATTAACTATCTTACCATTTTTTATAATAACTTCATCAGTTACCATTCTAAATTGATCTAAATAATTTTTTAAATTAACTTTTAATGGGTGAACTATTTCATCCGGATTCACAGTTCCATCCGTATCTATATCCATCACAGGTAATGTTATTAAATTTTTCCCATCATCGTATGAAAGTATATATAATTCAACCACAGGTAAACCATTGGATTCAATTTGATGTCCATCTATCAAATTTCTCTGTGCATATACTTTAGAAATTTCACCATATCTTGCCGGCATGGTTAGTACCCTAGCTTCAAAATCTTCTTTAGTTACACATCTATTTTGTGTTGCAAAAAATGCCATTGCATTTTTTCTTATTTCTTCAACCGTCTGTCCCGAAGAACCACCGATAGCTGGAATCTCATTTGTTACAGTTAAATTTTTCCCACTGTCGTTTGTACCACCCAGTAATGTTTTTGATGATATTGTTTCCAATTGACCAGATTGAACATTTGAATTAACACCACCGCCAACTCTATAAGTTACAGTTAAAGTTGTATTTGAAGGTGCTTCACCAAGTGTTGAATTAAAATCCCCACTAAATGGATCTACAGGATCACTTATTAAATCACTTGGCTCTCCAGGTATAACAATCCCAACCTGTTCTAATTGAAGAAATTCCGAATCTACTATTTCACCGTTTCTTAATATACCATTACCAAAAACCAAGGATGTAGTATTATCATCATTTATTTCTACAATAAATCTTTTAGATGCTTTTTTATATTCCAAACTAAATGGCACCGGTACAGTTAAAACCGTTCCATCGGATGTACCATTAAAATCTGGAAAATAATAAGCACTGAAATTCCCATCACCATCTTGTCGTGATGAATCATCTGTATAATGAAGTTCGGATGGAACTTTATCCTGTGCCAAATAATCTACTTCATACCATGTAATGTTGTTGGCTGTATCTTCAACACTAACTATATCTATAACATTTTTATCTGGTATGGTTAATTTTAAAAATTTTTGAGGACTACCTATTTTAAATGTTTTGGTTTTTGTTTCTGCACTAACAGCTTTAGTATATCGAGTCAATTTATACTTCGTAACCACGCCTGTATCCGAATTTACCTGATCAACTTCGGGTTTATATTTAGAACTTGTAATCGTGAAATCTACAGGTTCCAATGTTTCAAAAAGTATAGAACTATCGGAAGTTGAACTTATCTTCATACCTTTATCTATTATCATAGAATCACCATAATCAGGTTTTATATTATTAATATCCGAAGTGTCAGCATTGACAGTTTGTGTAACTTTTACATCAACATATGCCGGGGCAGTAGGTTTTACTTTATAACCCAACATATTCGCGATATTAACCATATTTCTTCTTTCTTCAGCCAATGGTGCCATCATTTCTTTATATTGTTGGTCGATGTAAAATGATAGTACATCACCAACATAAGCACTCATTTCTATCAACATCATTCCAGGTGATGTTTCATTAAAATCTCTATATGTATCAGGAAAATATGTTTTTGCATATTCTATTAAGGTACTTTTTAATTCAGCAAAATCTTTATTTACATATCTAACATTACTAACTTTATAATTTTTTTCTAAATAAGGCATTATGATATCTCCACTTGTATAGATTCTAACATATTCGGGTTTTGTTTGATAGCGAAAACTATCTTAATAGTCAATGTGTTTTTACCTGTTGTATTGTTTTCATCATCCATATTAACATGCAAATCTTTTATTTCTACAAAAGGCAACCAAAATTTAAAAGTATCTAAAATTTCATTACCAACCGATAAAACTATATCTTCCGTATATTGTTCAAATAAATACTTTCTTAAATTTGTACCCAATTTTGGTTGAAAAACACGTTCACCTTTATTAGTTAATAATAAATTTCTAATATTATTTTTAACAGCATCAATCGTTGTAAAAGTTGAAGTAAAATATCCATTTATACCCAAATCCCGCCTAAAAGGCATATCTATACCAATGGATACTCTCTCATCCCTATCTTCTACAAGTGAACCACTTACCGTATTTCCAAATGTATTTTTATCTTTATAGTCCGATATTATAATTGCCATTTATTATTCTCATTCATCCACTACATTTTCAGGTAACAGTTGAACTATAGTTCTATCTTCGTTTGTTTCATTTCCGGGAACAGGATTTCTGCCAATATATGCATGTCCTGTAGCTTTCATTGAACCACCCTGTCCACCCATTTTACTTAATTTTATTTTGGGTATCAATACACCATTTTTACCAGATGATACAAAACCTGGACTAGATGTTGTACCAAGTCCCATAGGAGTTGTTACAGTTTGTCCGGCTCCAATCTGAACTGAATTTAATACATCAGCATTCAATGGAGCGGTTGTTGATATATCTTCAACTTCCAATATAGCTTTCATTTTAGTTATTGTAAATTTTTGTTTAGTTATCCAATCAATTATAGCAGTGGCTAAATCTTCAGCTACATCGGGTATATTGCCTGTACCAACAGCATCTGGTCCTAAACTTTTCAATAAAGCTTTTTCTATATCTTTCTTTAAACTCATTAAATACCTCTTGTTTTATCGGTTGTTTTCTTCATCGATTTTAACATTCCACTATAATCTTTTGTTAAATTATTCATCAAGTCGTCTGAAATATTATTCACATCTACAGGTCTTCCTTCTGTATCCGTCTGTGGTAATGGAATATTATTTCCACTATTCATTATACCACCATATTGTGATTTTAAAATGTTATTCATATTTTGAGTTGTTTGAGTTCCACCACCCATTATTTCCCACTCATCATTTGCTGTTTCATTTAATACATCATTTAATACTGAATTAGATGTGTATAATTTTTTTTCAACAACTTTTTTCTTTCCGGGTTTCTGAACTGTTGTCTCTTCTACAACAGTTGGTTCTTTTAATTCAGTTACAACTTCGTGAATTGCCATGGCAACTTCTTCTCTTACGATTTGTCTAACTAATGTTTTTAACTCTGATTTCTTCATATGACCTCCTAATCGGGTTTTTGTCCATTATCTTCTATAAAATGATATTCACTCCAAAAATCCGGTGATGATAATTTGTTTTTCAAAGCTTGTATATTTGATATCAAAGGTATAGCTGTTGAATCCGTTAAAGGTATTGGAACACCGTGTACCAGTGCGTGG